ATTGTTTATTGTTTAAGTTTATCTTGATAGGACCAGAATCTCTTTGTTTACGATATTCTGCATATCGTTTCTTATCTTCTGGATTATCAAAATTTAAGTCCCGCAGATTAAATGGTTTGACGGTTTTACCCTCCAATGCACTCTGGCTACCTGAACCAGCTAATGATCCTTGACGGTGATGTGGATTAGCATCTAAAAACTCTTTAACAGATTCTTCAATAGTTAAGAGTTCGCCCTTTGAGTTATACCTAATATTATTATTATTATCAAGTATCTCTATTCTATTATCATCTGTATATCTTACTTTATCTTTTGTAAGAGCAACGACTTGAGCTGGATTTATAGCTTTATATTTTGAAGCGACAGATAAAATAGAATTATCTACTTTTTCTTTTTTAATCATATCTTGCATTCTCTTAATCTCCATATCTTTTTCTGATATTCTTGATTTCATAAGATTTTCAAGATCTGCTTTAGTCTTTGCATCTTTAATTTCTTTTTCTTTAAGAGCTTCAGCTTCTTTTGCTTTTATTTCATCTAAAGCTCTTTGATTTTTAGCTTTTTCTGCCTCAAGTCTTTGTTTAATTATTCTATCTAAATCTTCTTGAGTGAATTGCGGATTCAGTTTCGGATTCTCCTCTGTCTTAGTTTCTTTTACCTCAACTGCTTGAGCATCATTTTTCGGTTGATTAACCTGATTGTCATCTGACATTGTTTCTCCTATATTTGTAAGTTTCCATTATTATCATACCAATCTATATTAACATAACTCCATCCGTGGCGGCAATTGTAACCGCCCCTAACAACAAATGGATCACCCGGTTTTTTGCCTTTCCAAGATCTTCTCCATAGTTTTCTAACTTCATCAATCGTAAATAGATTGCCATTTCGTTTACTATATACACCATTTAATATATTTCTACAAATCTCTCTCGTAGTTGGAATTATATCTCCGTGATATTTTACATACTCTAATCCTGCATCTATTGCCTTTTTAGCATTCACTTGGGCATCAAATTCTCTTAATCCATCACTTAATATCTGACTTGCATATTTTCTCATATTATCTCCAGCTCTATCTCTTGCAAATTTAGATTGTAATGTTTGAATAGCTTTATCAACTTGTGATTGTCTTGATCTTACATTTTTATTTTTCTTCACATAATTTACAAGTTTTTGTGCTTCAAGATCATCTGATTTACTATAAATTCCATTAATAGTTTGTCTTAGTTCTTTTTCTAATTCTACAAAATCTCTGCCAACTAATGTATTCTGATAAATCTTATCTGATAATCTTTTTGTAAATGTATTAGATACATCTTTGAATTGTGTAAATGTTTGTACTTTAAGATTCTTAATTAAATTTAGATCTCCTTTTGTAAGCTCCATAAATTCAACTGGTATATTACCTATCTCTCTAAAAGCTCTCTCTATTCTTTTTGCTTGTTTATTAAAACCTTTTTTTGTTACTGTATCAGCCCAAGCTAAATATTCTGTATTTAGAATCGTTCTAATCTTTGGTCTTATTGCTATCGCCGCTTGAAGCTCTATTAATTTTCCCTGCTGAGTTGGAAGATCTCGTCCAGCAAGTTTAATTACATCATCTTCTATTTTATCTAATGTTCTTTGGAGTGTTCTATAATATTCTTGTTCAGCTCTATCAAGATTTTTGATTCTGTATTCTGCAAACTTCTGAATTTTGTCCGCCATTATACTTCTTCATCATTTACTTCTTCTTCTTGAACTTCATCTTCAGTAAATTGTCCTACTTCATTTTGTCCATCTATTTCTTCAAATGATTGAGTTAATAATTCATCATCATCAATAACAGATCTTACGATTTCTTTATCTATTTCTTTATTAAATGTAGGAGATTGAAGATTCATTGATTTTGCCATTGAGTAGAATTGTAGATCTGTCGCATAATCTCTTATATTGAAACTATCTGGATAAACTATCTCTCCATCAAACTGTGTATTTTGAAATTGAGCATATAATCTAAATAATGATTCTTCTGCTATTTCTAAATTATCTGCCTTCTCTGATAATCTTGCATTTAATAATTCAAATTCTGTTTGTAAAGCTATTCCAGATGAAACTTGTTGTCTTGTAGTTCTAACGGCTCCAGTATGAGCAATCCTATTTATAGCTTCAACTTTATGTTTAATTGATTCCATAATTGCATTTAGATTTTGTCCTGAAGGTTGTAATAGATATGGTTTTAGATTCGGCTCCATTTCTTCAGGCATTTCAATAACTGCACCAGCTCCAGCACTAGCATTAACTCCCGGTGTTTTCACTAATGATGGGTGATTTGTTAATCTAATTAATTGTTCTATTTCTGAATATTCATTGTAGATTGCTTTTTGTAAATCGCTAATATCAGTAAGGTCCGATTGACCAATTCCTCTCTTGTGCGATTTAGAATTGTATAAAATAACTGCTGGTATTTTGCCAATCGGATTATTGGCAGTATCTATAACTGTGGGTTCTTCATTATCCTTTTGATAAACTGTATCTACTCTATCAGGATACCACATTCTTAAATAAATACCTCCGTCTTTATCAACTTCTTCTCTAATCTTTAAATAATCTAAATAGTATTTTCCGTTGACTTCTCTTTTAAAATTCCAATCTAAACAATTTTCTGGAGTAACTAGAGATATGTAAGGTCTAATGTCTTGATTTAATTCATCAGCTCTAGTTCTTGTTTGAATAGAAGGTTTATCTAAAATCATAAAACAATGACCGTAGATTGATGCGTAGTTTTGAGCTTGTTTTATTACTGAGTTAAAACTATTACCTTCAAGATCTGCATCCTTCATAAAAAATTCAAGGCTAACTTCATCAGCCATTGATCCGAAATCTCGCTTAGCTTTAGCTCTAAAAAGAAAACTAGAATATATTTGAATAATATTTTTACAATGATTATCGCAGGGAGTATTCGCCAATCTTTGATTAAATTCATTATCCAACTCCAAATTGTATCTATTAAGATATTGACCTAATGTGTAGTCATATCCTCCGTTATAACTTCGTATGTAATACTCCCATTGATTAATATTTTCTTTATAATCCTTATGAGTATCTAGTGCCTCGTCTTTGCCGTATGCCATATTGTCCTTGTTTAATGCTCCATCTTTGAGGAATAGTGTTAATCCTTTGAACTGTCAATGGCTTTATATAATCTATAAGATAACCTAAAGCATCGTTCATATGATCGTATCCCTCCTCTTTATCTGGAATATTAGTATTCTCTTTAAAAATTTGCCTCTCCAAACCTTTTATCAAGGTTTTACAAGAATTGCTAATAAAAATATGCCTCTTGCCATTAGAATCTTTTAGAGTCGCATTTACATTATTTATTCTATCTCTAACTGGAGTGTGTTTTAATTTTGCTTTAACTGTAAATCCTGAATTTTGTAAGATAGATAAATCTGTTCTTCCTCCAGCGGATGTTTTTCTTTGCCTACATGCTGGGTCTGGATAGATAATTATTGGAATCTTTGTTCCATATCTATCTTTTATTTCTTGGCACATTTCATCAGTATTAGAGCCATAAATAACTATTTCATCTACAACATAAATTATATCTTTATGGATTTGTGCTACACAAGCACTCATTGGATCTACATTGAAATCAAGACCTAAATGTAATGGTTTTTTCCAATCTATTTCTTTTTTTGTTACACTCTCAATAGAATGAAAATTATAATATACAGCTCCAGCATAATTCTCAAATGTTCCCTCAAATTCTTGTCTAAATGTTCTAATATCAATATCTTGTCTAGCTTGATTTAATTCTTCTTTTGAAACCATTCCGCCTTCTAAAGTAGTATATTGAAAAGATTCCCATTCAGGATCGTTCTTACCTTTAACAAATAATTCATAACTCCAATTTCCAAAACCTCTTGGAGTTCCTGTAAATAAAACCCGGGCTTCTTTATCAGCACAAGAAGCTCTTAATACTTCATACCAAGTTCTTTTATCAATATCTGCGAACTCATCCAGAATAAGAAAATCTAATCCAGTACCTCTTAATGAATCAAAATTCTCTGCTCCTTTTAATGATATAGTACTTCCAGTTTTTTTTATTCTTATTGTAAGAGTAGTTTCATTAATATCTTCAATCCAATTATATTCTGCTAAAACTCTTTTAAGATCACTCCAACAGATCTCTTTTGCCATTTTAAGAGTTGGAGCTACATACCATATCGTTTTATTTAATTGAGATGCAAGTTTCATCATCTCTACAATTGTTAAATAAGTCTTACCGAATCTTCTTCCTGATATTAAAACTCTAAATCTTTTCTGCGAGTTTGAAACCTTGAATTGCGGTTTTGTAAGCTTTACTTTCATAACAATCAAATTTAAAAAATATCTTATGTTTATTAATTTCTTTACGACCTATTTCTTCTGTTTTTTCTATTGACTTTTGATAACCATCTATAAGACAACTATAAACATCATCATATTGATCTGGAAACTTGTACGGGTCCATACACAATCCCTGATAACCTGAACACATTATAATCACTAATACAAATTTCATTTATCATACTTTCTCAAATTGATCTTGATTCGGAGTGTTGTTTGCTAAATCATTTAAAAATTCATTCATATCATTTTCTTTTAATTTACTTATCTCCATATCCTTTAAATCTATTATTGTTTTTAAAGTATCTATTTCTTTTTTAAGAGTTTCTATTTGAACTTCAAGATCTGCCGTTCCTTTATTTTTCAGATTTATTTTTTTAGATGATAATGATTTTAATAATACTTGTTCCTTATCTGAATATTTATTCATCATTTAATAATCTTTAATATTTTTTTTTGTCCCATATAGATTTCTGTTTCTGCTTTTACTTTTTTACAAGAAAATTGGACTCTATCAGGTCGTACTTCTCGCTCTGCTAATCTCTTTGACTTCAAGCAATCTGACATCTTATCTTTATAAGTATGTTCAATAATATCTCCATTAAGCATCATAATTAATGCAACACAAATTTCAGTAATTTTTTCCATTAGCTCTTACCTTATCTTTAACAATTTCTAATTGATCTATAATTTTATCTACATCTTTTTGCAATCTTTGTATATTGACTTTATTGTGCATCATTGATTCCATTTGTTCTTGGATCTTTTCCACATCTTTTACAAGATCTTCAATCAATAAAAATTGTTCTGAGTCTGCTGGAAGTGATCCTAGTTCTCCAAGTGGCCATTTAATCCTAAATTCAGTATTCATCTCAATATCTTTTGAATTTAATTTATTTTGAGTTTCTAATACATTTATTCTCTCTATAACTCCGAATCCAAACCAAGCACCAATCAAACATGCACCTATGATTGTAATTAAATTCCTAGCTGGGAGCTGTATCCCAGTAGAATCGGAGAGCTCTAACTTCTTCATAATCTAAAACCTTTTCGCCAAGTTCTCATAGCCCAAAAAGCGGGACTCAAAGATTTTTGACCACGAACTTTTGCAAGTATTGGACGGAAACGGGCAAAAAAACTTCTTCTTCTTTTGGGATCATTACGACCAATAGACATTCCCTTCGCTCCAAAATTTACTTTCTGAACTCTACCGGTCCTACGATTACGAACAAAGACTTTAAATTTTTTTACATCTCCTCTTTGTACTTTATTGAGTTTAACTGATCTTCCTCTATATTTAGCCATATCTATTTATTATCACAATAAGATCCAAAAACTAATTCTTTTTTTCCTGATCTATTTAGATAATAACCTTGTTGTCCTTCCCAAGTATGAGTTGCATTTTCTTTAATCCATGCTTCTGCTTGATCTGAACACCAATAATAGGAGTGATCTCTATCTAATTTAATTGTGTAATATCCTTCAATATTCGCTGAAATTAACAGAATATAAAGATATTTCATTTAAGAGTTCTTCGTCTCCATTTATTACAAACATAAGTATCTCGTACTCCTCTTGTTCTAAATTGGAAACAGAATCCGTGCTTTCGTGAAAAGACTCCACAATTGCCACAACTAAACTCTCCTATTGCTTTTCTAAAATCTTGTGGAAGTCTATGTGGAATAAACTCTCCATTAGGATAAAAATTAGATCTTTTCATCTTCCCTGACCTCTATATCTTTTCCTTTTAAATTCTTTTGTATTTTTATTAGGTTTTTTTGTATGACGACCCGGGCGCTTCTTCCTCGTCCTTTTGTGATATGTGTTAACACCGAATAGATTTTTTTTAGCCATTATCTACTTCAGCTTCTATTACTAAAGGAATCGGCTCTTTGACATCAGTAGTTTCTATCTTATCTTTGAATCCTAAATAATTTTTAGAAAGCCAGATCTGCATCATTGTATTGTCCTTTTTCAATGCTTTATCCCACATTTTTTTTCTTAATGATGCTTTTCCCTTCTCTCTATTTTCATCAATAAATTCGGCATAATTCCTTGATAATGTTCTTGGAGATATGTTTAAAATTTTAGCAATCTCATAATCGGGACATCCTATTTGAGCAAGATTAGCAAGAATATTTATATCTATCTTTAATCTAGGTCGTCCTAATTGATTTTGTTTTTTTTGTGTTTTTGCCTTAGTTTTGTCCATTTTGATATTCTGCCTTTTTACCCGTAAATTCTTCCCACCTTTGAATTATAACATCACAATATTTAGGATCTTTTTCTATCCCATAGCAGATCTTATCAGTTTTTTCACAAGCAATAATAGTAGTTCCTGATCCTAAAAAGACATCCAATACTATACTATTTTTATCTAAAAGACTAATAGCTTCCATAATAAATTTAACTGGTTTTGGACAAGTATGATGCTCTCTTAATTTATCTAATCTATCTCCCATAAAATCAAAATAATCTAAATTATATAATCTTTTAGGATAGCCAATAGGTTTACCCCATAAAAATATAGGTTCTACTTTTCTAAAATGCGAGAGCTTCCCACCTGATTGTTTGTTTCTACTTAACCAATAGAAAATATCAGTAGGCTCCTTCATCAACCAAAATTTATTATATTTCCATCCAGCTGTTAAAAAAATAAAATCGCTGTATTTTTGTATTAGATTAAACCAAGAATCACAAAATTTTGTATATTCATCTCCAGCTCTATCTACATGTAGATTATATTCATAACCTAATCCGTATGGTGGATCTGTAAAGACCATATTGGGTTTTTTTCCATTTAACAATTTTATGTAATTATCTTCAATAGTAGAGTCTCCACATAATAATCTATGTTCTCCAAGATGGATTATATCTCCTTCTTTTGTTTTAATATTTTCAGGATCATCTGGAATATAATCGTCATCAGTAAGTCCAGTTTTTTCTTCAAATAATATCTTATCTAATTCTCTATCATCAAATCCTAATACTTCTAAAGCATAGTCCTGAGTTTGTAGTTCTTTTATTTCTACATTTAATAAATCATCGTTCCATTCTGCTTCTTCATTGGTCCTGTTATCAGCAATTCTATAAGCATTTATTTGAGATGGAGTTAAATTTTTTGCTATTGTTATTGGAACTTGTTTTAACCCTAATTGTTTTGAAGCTCTAAATCTTGTGTGTCCTACTACTATAATTCTATCTTTATCTACTACAATCGGTTGTCTAAATCCAAATTCTTTTATTGAATTAGCAACTTTTGTAATTGCTTTATCAGATAATTTTCTTGGATTATTCTTATAGGGTTTTATAGAATTTATATCCGCTTGTTCAATTTCCATTTGTAATTATCGTTCTGATTATAGTCATAGTTGGATCTACCTCATATTTACTACAAGATATTAAAAACAACAATAATATTATTATTAAGCTAGATCTCAATTTTCTCCATTTTGTCTATACAACCTATGGGAAATATATTTGTATCGCTGAATACTTCATCTGTTTCATCATAAGAACTAAATGTAATTAAATATTTTTTTGATTTTTTAAATACATAAGCTTGAGTTATCATTTTAGCAATTGGGAGCTTCTCCATTTCTTCTTTAGTTTTATGACCAGCATCACCCGTAATATCGCTCCAACGGATAGTATAGAAATAATATTTTTTTTTATTTATTAATGCGTGTTTATATCTCTTTTTTCTTTTCAACATCTAAAGTACCTTTTCCATTACAATCATCACATCTTGCGTGAGTTTCTTCTTTTGTAAGAGCATAATCAACTTGATAGAATCCCATCCCTTTACAAGTTGGACATTTTATTTTATCAATTCTAATGGGATCTTTTTCCATTTATGCTTCCTATATTTTTTTCCATCTTTTAAAATTATTTGTTCATCGCCCCAGCTTTCTATAATCTTATATTCGCTTTTATCCACATTTGCTAAACTAATATTAGTATATGTATTAGTATTATTACTTAGTAACTGTCCGCTAGTGGGCATCTTACGAGCTTCATTTGGATCATATTGTTGAAATTTATCATAATTTACAACGGAAATAACCGTTACAGATTTATATTTATGATCTCTATGTGGGTTTATAGTGGCTAATCTTGTCGTGATCATCTTCTTCCTTTTCAACCTCTGTATGAATAATCTCATACTAGAATATGGCATTTTCCAAATACTCGCATTTTTTCTTATTGGAAATATCAATTCTCCTCTTTTTACAAATACTGGATTTTCCATAAATTTAAGTTCTTTATCCTGATGGGTTGCATTTGAAACAATATATAGCCATATTGCTGACTCAATTAGATTTTTAAAAGCTGGATGTCTCCAAACAGATCTAAAGGCAAGAAAATATCCAGATCTCATTCTAGCATCCTTTTTACCTTTTCTACTAATTCCTTTTCAGTTCCGAATCTTTTTACAAATTCCTTTTTTCCTAAATGTATTGATATTTTTCCGTATCTATGATGTTCAGGACATAAAGGAATTACATCCATATCATCTCCTCTTTGAGATAATCCTACATTAAATCGTGGATGATGGAGCTCAGGAGTCCTTCCACAACAAATACATCCCAGTTCTGCAACAGATCTCATATATTCTTTTACTTTTTTAGATCTGTATTTTCCCATAATGAACTCTGATTTTTATCTACTGGTTTCCAGTAATAATAATATAGAACATTTAATTTTCCATTAAATTTATCTGGAATATTGATCGTTCTTATGGGTTTATCTAATTGAGTGTGAGCAACTATCATATAATCCTTCTTATATTCTAGTTTAAGATCTTCTTTTAATTTAATGCAAAGATCTACATATCTACCCTGAACTGCTATTAGATTTCCGTATAGACTTTTTATCCTTTTACTAAGCATTTATCCTTTCCGACTTGGGTTAAGGGAATAACCCAAGTCATGTTTATATAAACTAAAGGATAACTAAAAAAATAACCTATTAAGGGTTTATTTTCTTTATATCCTTTAAAACGAATCATAGCAAGATCATATACGAATCAATCAAAATAATCACTACATTTTCTAATTTTACTTGAATCATACCTCTAAAAACCTTGATTTTATTGAGTTATTTCATATTGACTTTTCAACCTGAATTTGAGAATGTTTGAAAATGGATAACAAAAAAAAAGGAGGAATAATGATTAATCAAATCATTTATAAAATAAAAAAGGGAGCAAATCTATCAAGAGTAAAAGAGATAGATGGAAGGTTATTTTCGGATAATATAAAAGCTCCGAAAACCTTAACTCTATATTCAAAACACTTAAAAGAAGATTTCTATGACGATCAAATAGATGAAGAGTTTTTTGAATTTAAGACTAAAAATTATGGAGAATTTATAGTCCATGCACTAGATCTTACAATCATAGAGAGGAGAATCTAATGAGTAAATTAATTTTAGGAACAAAAAACTTTGATTTACTCAAAGATGCAAAAAAGAAATTTGGAGTGGTATTCCACCCAAATACTCCGATATTCAAAATCGGAAATACAATAGAGAGGTTATATGCAACTAAATACGGTAAAAAACCTCAAACAATCTCAACAATACTTCAAGACAACAGATCGGATCAGGAAGGTAAAAGAAATGTTGAGAAAATTGGAAGAAAAGAAAAAGATTCTAGCTTTCAAGATGTTTGAGAATCAAAAAGTATAGAAGGGAAAAAAATGAAAAAACTTTTGGTGGTAGGGTTATTCGCGACTTTATTAAATGGATGTGCTTCATACGATCCATTAATAGATTCAAACGGCAGATCTAAATTTGAAAATTCAAATGCAGAATTTATAACTAACGATAAAATTCTTTGTAAAGAGTTTGCAGAAAAAAATACATCATTCTTTGGCAATATAGGTTTTTGGATAATGAGTCCAAGAGCTGAGACTCAATACACAGATATTTATAGAAAATGTATGATCGGACGCAATCACTCCGTAATGAATTAAGGATAATTATGAATGATATAAAAGAAGTAAAAAGAAGAATCGCTGAATTGAGAGAAAAACATCATTTAGATCCAAATGATGAATCTACAATAAATTCTCTTATAGGAGCAAGAATAAGATTTGTACGATTGTTAAGAGATAAAACTCAAACAAAAGTCGCAAATGCAATCGGAGTAACATTCCAACAGATCCAGAAATATGAAAAAGGATCTAATGGAATCAGTATTCCTAAATTAATGAGAGCATCTAAATATTTAAAATTTTCTTTTAAATGGATGTTTTCTGTTTTTAAACATAAAGAGGTAGAAGATGAGTCAAAAGTTAACAAATAAAAACGGAGACAATATACTTTATAATCCTAAAGTTTTTGGGAAAAGATATAATGTAAACGGAGAACCTAAAACTAGTGTAACAACTATTATAGGTAATCATCAAAATAAGAATGGATTATTATTTTGGAAAAGAAAAATGGTTTTAGAGGGATTAAAGAATGTCCTGATTAATGATAAAAAACCAATAGATGAAATAAATAATCTAATTAAAAAAGTAGAGCTTCAAACAAATGATCTTGAAGATTATGCAAGAGATATTGGAACTAATCTGCATGAATGGATAGATCTTTATGTGAAGGGTAAGAAACCCGCTATACCTAGTAGTGAACCGCTAAAAACTATGACATCAAAATGGCTTAAGTGGTGGAAGTCAACTGGGTTTGAGATGGTAATTAGCGAACTCCCTCTATATAGTAAAAAGTATGATGTAGCGGGTTGTCTTGACCTAATCGTAACTAAAAAGAGTTGGAAAGGTAAAATGGCTCTTTTAGATACAAAAACTTCTAAAGATTTCTATGTAGATCAAGCGATTCAATTAGAAACTTATAGAAGATTTATAGAAGAAACAACTGACTTTAAAATATCGTATCTTGGAATAGTTAATGTTCCTAAAGATTCCAATAAAGAAGTTTCAATGATGAAACTCAAAATAGATGATGCGTTATTTAGAGGATTTAAGGCTTCAAGATATTTAGAGAATCTTGAACTTAAATTTAATGATAAAGTAAAAAAATGGAAGAAGGAGAATAAGAGAGATGTCTAACTATAATAAAAAAAAAGATCCTTATGTAGCTTGTAAATCTAATAAGATCTGGAATACTGGAAGAAAAGCACCCATAGCTGAATATGAGAGAAATCTTACGGAAATAGAATATACTTGTTCTATTACTAAAAGAAAATTTAAACCCTCACAAATGCCAATGCAGTGGTGGAAGCAACCTGAAATCCAACAATATGCGAATCAAGGATGGGTTTGTAAAAAAGAATACATTATTCAAGAACCATTCCAACAACCTAAATATGGAGAGAATCTTGAATTGATAGAAGTATTCAGGATGAAAAGACCATATCAAAAAAGAGGGAATCTAGGTACATTTAAGAGAGTAGATGAATCTATTCCAGCAGTAGCTCAATCTTTTGCTCCAGATAATTCAAAACCTATAACAAAACAAGATCTGGATAATATGGATGATAAGATTCCAATGGGAGATGATGATGAGTGGAACGATCAGTTCTAATATAGACGCATTAACTTTTGATAGAAAAAAGATAAATACTCTTTTAGATCAATCATCAAAATATTACACATCCGCTTATGCTCATCTTACTGATATGGAAGATAGAGTTAAAAAGAAACACGCAGAATTATATTTACATTTTAAAACTGATGCAACAAAAAGATCTGCTGAAGAAATAAAAGCTCTTATAATTACTGATGCTTCTATGGATGAACTTACAAAAGAGTTATCCCAAGCTAAAACTAAACATTTGAATTGCAAGGTTGATTGGGATAAGCTTAAAACTAAAATTATGTTATTACAAAGCGAAGTAAGACAGAATTTAGAATTTAACAAATTATCGGAGGGATAATGTTATATTTTGGAAAAACAAAAAGCGATTGGAAAGCTCTTGAATTACATTATAGGAGAGAGTGGATCTGCTTTGTTGTAGGATTTATTTTAGGATCTATTATCTTTTAGTGTCTAGTTACATTATAAGGAGCTAAATCATCATTTTGTTTTAGTGGTCTATAAGTAATTTCATAGTCTAAAAGTACTAATCCGTTTTGTTCAAAGTTTTTAAGTATTTCTTCTTTATGATTAAATGTAGGATACTTGTCTAAAAAAGATATGCTTATTGCTTTACCTAATGGCTCTGTATCATCCAAAGGTGCAAAGAAGAATTGTGCATCTACAAGTATAAAATCGTTCATACTTTGTTCTTAACACAAATTTAAGTATATTTAATTATCTTTTTTTAAAAGTATTTACGCCTTTTATGCCAAGAACAGTTGAATAACCACCAATAATTAATCCTTGTAGCCAAAGGGGAAAATTATTTATTTGTTCAAAGAACTTATCTAACTTTGCAATTATTTCTGGATCATCACTAAAAACTCCCCATCCTGCGATCAAAAGTGGGATGCTAATAATTATTAAAACTATTTCATCTTTTAAGTCGTTTTTTTGTGAGGTTACTACTTGTTGTTTCCATTCTACTTCACCTTTTATCGCTCTTTCCATGTGTGCGACTTCTGCTTCACTCTCTAAAAGTTTTGCTCTTTTTTTGTTTTTGTATATTTCCGCACCAGTTTTTAATGCTAATTTACCTAATGTGAACCACATTTTAACTCCAAAGCCAATTCACAATAATGTTTAATCTTTTCATATCGTTCTCTATCTGATTCGTAATTCTTTTTTCTTACTGCATATTTGACAATATTGCCATCTATAAAATCAAGCTTATGTGATACAATCAACTGTATAGGCTCTATTTTTCCGTTTTTGTAGTGAGAGCCACCTATCTGCTTATCTAGTGCTGAACCCCTCTTAAAAGCTCTTATTTTGCCTTTTGGAGGGTCTTTTTCAAAGGTCATACTATCTTCTTAATCCAATTTCCCTTATTATTCAAGACCATAGGTAAAAGCCGTGGAATACCGTCTAATATTATTCCACAACCTAAAATAAATCTTGTACGAAAATTCTTAGCATAACTCATTGATAGTGATTTCTGATTTATTAAACATCCTACATTCATACCCCAAAAAATAGAATCTGGATTAGCCCAATATTTAATTGTGAACGCCGTGTGGTAATGTCCCTGCGTTACAGACATTCCCATAGTTTGAGATACTTTTAAAACATCAGCAGATCTACCGTGTGTAAAAAAACATTTTTGTCCGTTTGACATTTGAAGAGTTAAATCATCAATCCATTTCCATTTCTTTGTTCCAAGAAAATCTCCATAGTCTTTTAAGAATTGACGACTCATTCCAAACTTAACAGCTCTTCTATAAACAAGACTAGAATGATTACTATCTACTTCAATCATTTTGGGAAATATAGATTCTAATTCTTTGATATATTTTTTTGAAGCATTGAGCTCATGCCCGGGTGAATAAAGATCTGGATCGTGTGTGTGCATATTGATTGCGTGAAAATCTAAAAGATCTCCAATATTAACAATGAAGTCAGGTTTAAATTCTTTTTTTACACATTTTAAAAACTCTAATGAGTCTTTATGATGGTACGGGATGTGCATATCGCTAATTACGAGTATCCTTTTATAAGCCATAGTACACTTATAAAGTGAAATTTATATAAAAGCAACTAATTGAGAACTGTATATAGAAGATGAGTTACAGCGACCATGCAGATCGTCCACATAACCTTTTCCATTCTTGATACTCTTTGATCTAAATGTGCAAGATGATTTCCACGAATTGTTTGAATCTCGTGTTTTAATAAAGCTATCTCTCCTTCTATTCTAATTAAATGTTCTTTATTTTTTTGAGAAGGACTAGGCATTATCTTTTTCTTCGCTTTCTTCTTAAATCAGTATCGTGTTTTCTTGAACCACGAAGGAAACTATTAACTCTTCCCATAGCCCAAGCCGCCATAGGAACTCTCCTACTGCCTCCGCCAAGAAATGCACCTTGGCCCCGTCTATAAACTTTTACTAATTGTCCGTATGTAACACCTTTTTTAGCTTTAGCTTTTCTTCTTAAAGTAGCTCTTGTCGCCGCTGATAAAGGTCGTCTAAATTTTCTTGCCATTATGCTTTTGTCCTTCTGTTTAATAAATCTCTTGGAATGAATCCTCCAGATCTATAAATGGAAGAAACCCTTTTAATGAGTCTAGCTCTTCTTGTTCTTCTTGATCCTTTCAATCCAGATAGATATTTTTTAGGAATACCCGTCTTTTTATCTTTTGGAACAGTTCTTCTTTTCTTTTTTCTTGCCATTTATTTTCCAGTTGTTCTCATCGCAGATCTATGAGCTTGAGCAAATGTTCTTCCTTTTTTCATAGCTCTAGCCATAGATCTCATATGTTTTAAACTATGATGTCTTGCGTGAGCTCTCATAGTTTTCTTTTGTCTTGGTTTGAGATCTTTAATAATATTAGTTATTGAAGATGCTTTAACCATTATTTCTTCTTCTTTTTCTTTTTCTTCTTTTTCTTCTTTTTGCTATGTCCATAATGATAAGGCATTATTTCCTCGCTTTCTTTTTCTTTTTCTTTTTCTTCATAATAGCTTTTTGTAAAGCCATAGGAAGTTTCTTTTGTTTTTTAGTTAGCATCATATTATCTCCTATATATAAGTATTTGCTATTATCTCCGCCAATGATTCACATCTTTTTGTAGTTTGTTTATGCCAATTAGAGTCAATCATTTCTGAAGCCATTTTTTGCATATCTTTTTCTTTAAGACCTTCCCACATTTTCTTAAATTTCATAACTCGTGGTTTTCCTAATTGGAAACACATTTCAACAATTACACCTTTTATATCTTCATTATGATCTATACCCTCCAATAAACTTTCAGCAGATCTTAAAGCTATTTTAAAATCATTATCAAAAACTTTTTCAAGATCGTTTTTAGGATATACAACACCTTCAACATAAGGATCGTCGGGTAATACAAGATGGCCGTAGCCAATAGTAGCAAAACCCAAGCTGTCGGAATACACAGTATCCCTAAACCCTTCATGCGATTTGATTCGTTCTTTAACTTTGTCCATACCAACTCCTTATTATGTTTTAATTTATTTATCATAATACGGAGAGAGAGATGGTGGTATGTGGTATCTCTCCCCCCGTGTTTTTTTTATCATTTTTTAAACCAATTTGGTAGTCCTAAATGTTTTCTCCGATCAAAGATATTTTCCTTAGCAAATCTTGTTTTTTTATTATTATAATGCAAGAATACTTGAACATTACATTTACCTTTAAATTTTTCTCTCCAATGTTCTAATTCACAACCTCTATAAACAAGCATATCGCCCGGGTCTAAATCAACTTTGATACCTTTTTTTCCTTCAGCTCCAGATGGTTCTAAATAAATTGCCCATTTATCTCCGCCAAGATTCATAGTTGTTGATATTTCACAACTAAATCTATCTTTATGTCTTTTTAAAATATCTCCTTTTTTATATACTCTTCCATAAGTATATGCTGGATATAAACTTAATCCCGTAGTTTTTTCCATAATAGGTTGACATTTTAACATTAATGTCTCCATAGCAATATCAGAGTAGAATGAAAAAGTATTAGGTATTTGTTCATTATCTTTTTCATAATAACCTAACATTGTTTCAAATTGAGATATATATCTGTCCTGCAAACAAGTATCATAAACTTGTTTTTTCATTAATATATAATTCATACAGAATGTTGCTAAATCTTTATCAATAGCTTTACGAATTATTGCATATTTATTTTTTTTAAACATCTTTAGCCATCTCTTTTGGAACTGCTTGTATATTCCAATGTATAAATCTAAATGGTTCTTTTCCAAAATCTACTGCAAATTCATGTTCTAAATAACCGGGAAATATAATTAATGTACCCGGGCTAGGTTTAAAATGAACAAGTTCTGTTCCACCCCATATACCTTTCATATCTGGTTTTAGTTTTAATTTTGTTGCTCTAGCACCAGTTCTTGGTTCGTGAAATATTGGATAAGAAGTTTTATCTGAACATTTTAAAAAATAAAAACCTGATACATGTTGATTCCAATGTATATGTGCGGAATGATGTCCACCACCTTTTTTTGAAAATTCTTGAACCCACAATTCAGAAAAGATAGTTGTATATTGTGTCATATCATAACCTTGATGATCTAAGTATTCCCAAGATTTTTGACCAATATAATTTCTAAAATCTAAAAAATCATTATCTTGTGTTAATGGTGTTGAATGATGCGATATACCAAAGTCGCCAAACTTTTTTATATGTTCTTTATTTCTTTTACGAGCATCACTAATATATTTATTACTAGCTTTGTTTAAAGATTTAACAAATTCAGGTTTATGTTCTGTCCAAATTGCTGTGCTAAAATGATTATTAATATACATTATCTAAACGGCCTTCCTATATTCCATACGACTAATGAATATCGTGTGCCTGATGTTACGGGTTTTACTCTATGCCATACAAAACTAGGAAATACAATGATAGATCCTTTGGACAATATTTCTTTGCATTGTATTCTATGTTTTGATTCGTCTCGCATATGTGGATCATAATTTCTAAAATCAAATTCTAATTCTCCACCTTGATATTCTGAGCCATCTGTTAATTGACAAGTCATAGAAAGTTTTCTTATTCTACCGTGTTCAGGATGATTTGGATCTTTGCGATCATAAGGTTTATCCCAACTATCACAATGCCAATCATAATATTGATTTAGTTTATATTTCGTAAATTGACAAGATTCTGATCTTTCCCAATCAAAGTTCCAACCTGCATTTTTATTTGCTTCATGCACATAAGGATGTAATTCTTTATAAATCCATAAATCATTTAACCAAACTAAATCTGATTTTCTTTTTCTTTGTAGATTCTTGACTTCTTCTTTATTTAATTTTCTATCGCCATATCCACCAGTTCTAGCCATAACTTCTTTTTGTTGATTAGCATATTTAATAACTTCATCACAAAATTTAGGAGTTAATGCAGATTTAAAATACCAATAATAATTAGATATATTCATAAGTAGTTTTAAGAATAAAATTCAGTTTTTCTTTTTGATTATTTTTTATGTGATAGATAAGAGTACTGGGAAATAAAATAAATTTATTATTTTCCAAAGGTAAATCCCAGCTCCTTCCAGCTCTTCTATTATCATCATAATAAATTCTTATTTGACAATTAGAAACATCAACTCCATAGAGCATCACATAATCTGGCGAATTTCTTAAATCAATTTTATTATTATCAGAATCAGGAAAATTAGATTCATTAGGTTTAAACATATATCCAGTTGATAATTTATTAATCAATGTAAACTTATAATCTAAAAAAATATGTTCTCTTAAATAAGTATTTAATTTATCATGCTCTCTTGAAAAGGGAAATGGACAATCTTGTATGATGTGAGTAAGTATATCTTTTTTTAAAACTTCTCTATCTATTTCAAAACCTTTTGGCATTTCAATATTGCCAACATATAAATCTATTTTTGATAATATATTTTGTTCAATAACCACCATACATCAATTAGTTTGTCAGATCCCAAGCTTGAGTTCCTTCATTCCAATTATATCTTTTATCTTCTTCTATTTCTTCTTCTGTTAATTCAGGAGCATCTCCGATTGGAGATTTCCAACTAGCAGTATCAAGATCTTTTACCCAAGAAGGGAAAGGTTGTTTCGGCCAGAATATTTGATTATCTTCGTCCCAAGTATAACCTATACCAGCATAATTGCCTCTAAATGCTTTTGAATCATCTCCTGAAGAATGTTTGTTTTGTGATGTATTGTATGAAGTTTGAATCCACATTTGAGACGGCCAGTTATTGTGTCTCTCTAGCCATTGTTGACCATTAGCTTCTACTTCATTACCTTGGTCATCCTTCATTACTTCATTACTCATAGTAGTAACTTGAATAACTTTTCCATTCATTCCTATTTTTGCAAAATGTGCCATAATATTAACTCCTTATCATATTTAAAATTTTTATCAACTATGCTATTTTATATCTTATAATAACAATTCCAGAACCTCCAGTTCCTCCATTTCTTCCACCTCCACCGCCACCGCCCGTGTTGGCAGTACCAGCAGTTCCTGTACTTGTTGATGGTAAGTTTGTTCCAGCACCTCCACCTTTATTTGCTGAACCGCCGGGAAAACCTGAAGCTCCTCCACCACCAGCATATCCAGTAGATACATTATTAATTGATGAATCAACTCCCGTTCCTCCATCGCCTCCATCATCACCGGGACCAGCATTATCGCCAACTGCTCCAGCACCTCCTCCACCACCACCTGCATTATCAGGACTCTGTGCATTTGGACCAGCAGGAGAACCACCTACTCCTCCATTGTTTCCTTGTGATGGCGAAACTGGTGGAGTATTTCCAGAACCACCCGCGGCTGGGATTCCTCCTCCACCTCTACCACCACCACCTGATCCTCCATCTCCAGCAGGATGTGGTGCTCCCGTACTTCCTTTGCCAAAACCTCCTCCAGAGGATGATATACATAAACCACTTGATCCAGAACCAGTTGTTCCATTTCCCGGCCCACTTCCTCCAGCGCCTCCAGCTCCAACTACTATTGGATAACCTTGAGCTGTTACTGTAATTCCAGTTGCTACTGCTAATGGACTTGCTGTGTAAGGAGTTATTGGTGCTGTTCTACCTTCTCTAAAACCTCCAGCTCCACCGCCACCTCCAGCATCACCACCACAGCCACCTCCTCCTCCACCACCGCCTCCAGCGATTACCATATAAGCAACTGCATTATTGGCTGGTGTTGAACTCACTCCTGAAACACAAAAAGTGCCCGGGCTTGTAAATGTGTGTATTCTGCAAGTAGGAGTATTAGAAATTGTACCTCCCGTTGCTGTAATAAAAGGTGGTTGTCCAGTTACTGAATTTGATGTCTCTTGAATATTAATCCATCCATTTGTTGAATCAACATAAACAAAAGTAGCTGATTGACCAATAGTACTAAGAGTGGCATTTGAATCAACTCCACCAATTTTTTCAGATCCATTTGGACTAATTATTAAATTATTTGTTGAGAATTTTCTTGCATAATCAGATACTGCAACGATAGCTCCTGCACTTCCCGCTGGAAGATTAACTGTAAAAGATCCAGCAGTAGTATTACAAAAATAACCTTCGCCATTAGTTGCAGTAAATGTTGATGTCTTAATACTACTTGTTTCCCAATCAACAGTTCCCGTTCTACCAAAGCCAGTTTGACTTGCACCAGTTGCTAATTGAACAGTTTTACCACTTTCGCCAATCGTAATTGTAGATCCGCATTTTACTGTTAATGTATTTACTTTTAATGTGCTCATAATATTTTACCTAATTTTGAAATTTATACCTTATTATCACTATACCACTTCCACCATTACCTGCACTACCAGCATCATATTCTGAGCCTCCACCTCCACCACCAGTATTTGCTGTTCCATTACATCCTACTTGACCATTTGTACGACCACCTTGTCCACCACCACCTAATCCACCTGATCCTCGTCCTGCTGGTGATCCACATCCACTATGAACATTTGATCCTCCTGCTCCACCACCTGAAAAATAATAATGTGATCCACAACTTTCTCCAGAAGTTCCAAAGGCATTTGGCAAACCACCTCCTGCTCCACCATTACCTCCAACTCCTCCTCCGCTACCGGGACTTGGATTTTGTGTGCCATTTGCTCCAACAGCGGTAGCTCCGCCACCACCTCCTGCCGCTTGGTGACAAGAACTTGGTGAACCACCTCCATTATTACCTTGAGCTGGAGATACTGGAGGTGTGTTTCCTGCACCACCCGTTGCTCCACTTCCATCTGATCCTGCTCCTCCGCCTGATCCACCAGCTACACCGTTTTGTGGACTTCCTGATCTTGATCCACCTCCACCTCCTGCTGAGGTTATTGAACTAAATGATGAAGTTCCTCCTGATCCACCATCAGAAGAACCAGTTGGGCTTCCATCTGCTCCACCAGCACCTACTACAATTGGATATGATTGAACTGAAACTGGTAAAGAAGCTGGTGCCGCTAAAGGTTTTGCAGGATAAGTCGCGGGTGCTATTGATGGTGATGCAAATCTAAATCCACCTGCACCTCCTCCACCAGTTGACCCACCTGCACCTCCTGCTACAACTAAATATTCTACTGTATTTGATCCTCCTACACTTCCTGCACAAGAAACGCAAAAATTGCCGGGACTTGTAAATGTATGTACTTTAAAATCTCCAACAGTTGCAGTAGTATTTCCTCCAGACGCAGTTACATATTTTAAACTATTTTTTACTTCATTACTATTAACAGATTGCCATCCTCTAGTTGCATCTGCATATACTAAAGTGATAGCGACTCCTTCCGTACTTAAAATTAAATCATCCGTTAAATTTTCAATTTTTTCTGATCCGTTTGCAGAAATTGTGCAATTATTTGAATCAAATGTTTGTGCATAATCTTTAAGAGCTATAATCGCACCTACTGATCCTGCTGGTAAATTTACAGTTACAGCTCCGCCCGTTGTATTAATAAAATAACCTTCTCCATTTACTGCTGTGAATGTAGATGTCTTTATTGTTGTTTGCCAATCTACTGAACCAGATCTTCCAAAACCACTTTGAGTTGCTCCTGAACCTAAAGTTACAGCAGTTCCACATCCTCCTATTGTCAAAGTAGAACCTGAAGATTTAACAATTTTATTTACTTTTATTTCACTCGTCATAATTATTGAAACCTATATCTTATCATTACTATTCCAGAACCACCAGCTCCTGATGATGATGGATTATTCTCTCCCGTTGCTCCACCACCTCCGCCAGTATTTGTAGTCCCAGCAGTTCCATTACCAGTACTTCCACCGGCACCACCTCCACCAGCACCACCAGCACCTCCAGTTGGACCTCCTTCAAATCCAGCTCCTCCGCCTCCTGCAAAATATCTTGTTGCAGATACTGGGCCGGGTGATCCATAACTTGGTGCAGTTGGACCAATAAAAGCATCAGCTACAAAAGAACCAGCTCCACCAGTTTCGTGATTACTTCCTACACCACCTACTGCTCCTGCTCCACCACCACCACCACCGTGTCTATCAGGTGGACTACTTGGCGCGGCGCTACATGAAATTGAACCATCATTACCTTGTGGCGGACTAACTGGAGGAACATTTCCTGAGCCTTTTGCTCCACTACCGGGAACATTAAAATTACCTCCACCACCTGAACCTCCATCTTCTGCTGTTGCAATACTTGGACCTGAACCTCCTGCACCTCCACCAGCAGAAGTTAATCCCAAAGCACTTGAAACACTACCCGGGTTTCCTATGTTAGCTGGAGGATATGGTCTCGCAGCACCTCCCGCTCCTACGACTATTGGATAAGTTTGAACTGAAATTGTTACACCAGTTGGATTTGATAATGGAGACATAGTAGGTGCTGGTGTACAAGTATCATTTGATAATCTAAAACCTCCAGCTCCGCCTCCACCACCTCTACCAGTTCCTCCTGATGCACCTCCAGCAACTATTACATAATCTGCTTTAGCATTTTCAGCACAAGTTGCAGTAGATGAAACAGCAAAATTTCCGGGTGAAGTAAATATATGAGTTTTAAAATTTCCACAAGCAGATGTAACTATTGCATCACCACCAGTTGCAGTTATAAAAGTTTGTCCTATTTCGTTACTTGTTGAATCTTGAATATTTTTCCAACCCTCTGTGTCATCAACATAAATAAAAGTTACTGATTGTCCCTCAGTGTTTAATATCGCGGGTGCATTTGTTCCACCTATTTTTTGTGATCCATTGGGCGATATTGTTAAATTGTTTGTTTGAAAAGTATTTGTATAATCTACAACAGATACTATTGATCCTGCACTTCCTGAAGGTAAATTCATTGTAAATGCTCCACCAGAAGTATTAGCAAAAAAACCTTGACCATCTACGGCAGTAAAAGTTGAAGTTTTAATTGATCCAGTTTGCCAATCTACTGTTCCAGTACGACCGAATCCCGTTTGTGTAGCTCCACTTCCTAAAGTAACTGCTGTCCCGCATCCACCTAAAGTAAGTGTTGACCCTGATGATTTTACTATTTCATTTACTTCTATCTTACTCATACTATTACAACTGTCGCTCCTGATTCTATTGTCATTGTTCCAGTAACTGTAAGAGGACCAGCAAATAATGCGTTACTATTTGCTTCTATAAATACATTCTGCGATATACTTTTTTTATGATAACAATCAACATCATTTACACCCGGTTTGTTACCAACATAAAGAATATTATCTTTTTCTTCCATTTAATCTCCTATGCTACATCTGTTAATAGTCCAACAACTAGATCTACATCTCCGCCTGATGCACTTGATTGTGCCTTCAAACTATAACCTGATCCCAAAACAATTTTTCCTTTTACTATTTCCACTTTTGAATTAGGTGGAATAGAAACACCTTTAACAAGTTTAAAATCATTAGATCCATCTCTCAATGTGACATCTAAAGTAAGAGTAGCTGTACCAGTATTAGCACAATTTAATCCTACAATAATTTGTTTATTACTTGTTGCAGATATGATTGTTGTTTCGGAAGCATTAGTTAACGATACTTCTGTTGATAAAAAATTATTCGCCATCTATCCTCCTAAAGCTATTGCAAAAGGAATCGCATTTGGATCGGATTCCGTTATACTTACACCACCGGGAAGAGTAATTGCATTTGTTGATGTATTAATACTAAATAAAGTTAAGTTATCAGATCCGTCATTGATCTTAACAGCAAGTGTTCCTGAACTAGAATTATCTACCCAGATCGTTCCAGAAGTTGCTGAACCGGGAGCTGAACTTCCTACATGTGAAGAATTGATCGCCGCAAGAATATTATTAAGTTCTGTTCTGAAACTTGCAAATCCTTGGTTGTCTAATGTTACATCTGATACTTGAGCCATAATTTCTTATACCTTATTTTAAGTTGATTTCAAACCATGTCCTACTGCTTGAAAATCAAAAATTCTGCTTATTCCTGTATTACTAGCATTAAAGAACTGAATTGTAAATCCCGTTTTAGATTTAGATGTAATAGAAAAATAATCTCCAGTTTGCATACCTTGACCAGCAATTCCAATGGAAGGAGTAGCAAAAAATCCATTCGTAAATGTAATTGTTGTTCCTGAAGCTGATGATGTAATATCTTCTCCAGATTCTACTCTCTTTTCAAAATTAACTGTAAATTTTAAATCATGTACTTTAGCTCTAACTTTATTATTATCTGAAGTAATTTTACATCTAAATTTAAAAAATCGCCCTTTGATTGTACTTTGTTGAGCAATTTTCTGGAATGATGAGATATTTGCAAGATCTGTATTATCAGCTCCTACTTGTATCTCTGCTCCACATTGGATCTCACTAGATCCATCAAACGGAGCTTTGGCATCTTCAAATAAAGTAGCTCCTCGTCCTGAATCAAATAAATCATATTCATCTTCAGCACTCATTCCTAGAATTGCTCCTAAACTTACATCATAAATATCATCTAAAGATAGAGTATTTGAAAATGTATAAAAACCTGAACCTTGAATATTACCATCAAAATTAGTAGGATTAGATGTTTCATCAGTTCCTCCTAAATCAAATAATCCTTCAGCAGATTCAAAGTTTCCAACAGTACTGTCAAATCTAGTTATTGTATCTAATATCAAAACTTTTCTAGCTTGGTTATCAACTGATAAAGCTACATTAGAATCTCTTGTTCCTTCAAAATTTGCCATTATTCGCTAAATACCTGTGTTTGTTTAAAATTTGCTTGTCCGCTTATATTAGTAGTTACAAATGAAGCATTTGCACTTGTATTTCCTAATTTATCTACTGCTTTTATACAAAAAGTACCAGTAGCAAAATTGACTACTGCACTATTAGATTTTCTTCTTACTACTTTTGCTAAGGGAGAACTCTCATTCCAAGTAGATCCGCTAGTAACATTTTGAAATCTAATTTCATACCAAGATATATCAAGATCTAAAACTGGTGTCCAAGTTAATTCCATTTGATTAGATCCAACTAAAGAAACTGATAGATCTGTTACATCACTAGGTATTTCTGTTGCTCCAATAATTTTTCTATTAGCAGTTATATATGATGAACTCACTCCAAAACTATTTATAGCTTTTACTCTCACATTATAAGTAGCATCATCAACTACATTTATAAATTCGTGATTTAATTGCGTTCCACTTGAAATAATCTTAAAATCTGATTCAGTACTTTTCTTAGCTTCAACTTGATAATATTGGACGAATTGATCCGTACTAGCTCCAACTAAAATATTTAATCTAGTTAAAACAACTCCATCTGCATATTCTATAAGTTCATCTGATAATGTTATAGAAGCTGGTGGTTGAATAGAAAAAGGATTAGGTAAATTAGTTGTAGGAGTACTTGATACTTGTCCTTTTGTTGCGAAGGTATAGAAACTATCTTGATGTTCTACAAGATTTAAAGATATTGTATAATCTTCATTAAAAGTCATTGATAAGACTCTAAAAGCTTTTGATGAAAATCCTAAACTAGCAATAGATATATTTACTATATCTCCAATATGTAAAGAATAAGCATTAAAGACTCTTATATTTAATCCAATACTTTCACGACTACGACGAAGAATAATTTCAGCCATCTCCTCTGCTTGATATGGACTTGTAATAGTTTTAAAATCAAATCTTCCTTCTAATAAAAAACCTCCATCAGCAGTTTTCATAGTTGCGTGTTGATCTGCACTAGGTAAACTTGAATCGTCTATTGGAGGAAATGTTATTTGATCTGCTTGAAAATTACGATCAGGATTTATAAATGTTGCTATAACTCTATTATATTTTGTATTTTTAGATGGAGAAGCTAGAGAATATCCTTCTATAATATCATCCTCCGATAAACTTATAGAAGCTGATCCAGTTGTTTCAATAACTAATCTATATTTACCTTGGACATATGGAAGATAACCTCTACATCCTCTCAATAAATCTCTTACATTATCTATAACTTTTTTTGATGTATCTATAACTGCGTTTGTATCAAAAATATTTATTTGCGAAGCTCCACTAAAAGGTGTTACCTGAGTTGAACAAATAACTGAAGCATCTCTAAAACTTTGAAGATCTATATTTGCAGTAGCAATTCCTTTTCCATATCTCTCATTTCTTAAATAATCTAAAATACAAAATGCTGGATTAGTAGAAAAATTTGCAGTTTCTTCAGATAGATCTGATGCTAAAGTAACTATTTTTCTTCCTTGAACTTTTGCTTGAACAACTGGAACTCCTCCAAAAATATCTGCATTCCATTTAAATTTTAAAGCAAGATATGCTATTCCAGATAATTTATGATTAGTACCCCAAGATGATAATGTTGACAATAAAGATGAACTAGATTGAGCATCCGTTCCAAAATGAGGTTCTATCGTTATATAGCTTTGACCATCTTTATAAAAATTAGAATCTGAACTCGCAACTGTTCTTTGTGTATTATCAGCCATAGCTCCCGTAAATGTAACTACTTTATCATCAACTCTAATTTCAGATATTCCATTTATTTCTCCCTCTCCTAAAACTAAAGCTATATATAAAAATTCATTATCAGTACCTGATGTTTCTATAAATACTCTTGTTCCTCCAATTAATCTTGTTCCATAAATAACTGGGATAGATGCGTTGTTTGATTGTTTATTTACTAATATTCCTTTTTCAGTTTCTTCAAAATCATTCGTTCCAAAATCAGGAACTTCAGGATTTCTTATAGATCTCATAAATAGCCATCCAACTGCAAAAATACCTAAAGCTACAAATGGATTTATTCCTTTAAGAAAATTACCTATTTTTACTGCTCTAAAAACTTTTACGACAGGTTTAAATACTTTTTTCACCGCTTTAAAAGGATTAGGAAAGCCCATTATTCTCTACCCCATTTAATATCTAATACAGTTTGAGATGCAAAATCCATTCCGACATCTGTACTAAAAAATCTTTGTTGTGAATTATTATTTGTTTGCCTTCCTGATTTTTTTTCAAAATCAGCCCAATGTGAAACAACTGCTAAATTAATACTTGAACTATTTGTAGATTCTTCAATCTGAAATGTATCAATATTTCCTGAGTATAATAAAATAGGATCTGCAATAAGAGCATTATTAGAATCTAAAAAACCTCTAAATAATTCAACAGTATCATTTACTATATTCTCATTTAAAACTACTGATATAAAAGTCGTATCAGCTCCAGATAATAATATATTAATACTTGATTTACTTACATCTGTTTGTTCTTCAAATTCAGGAACACTAATTAAAAATGGAGATGCTGTGTAAGTTTTACTAGATCCAGATATAGAAGAAGTTAAATCAAAACTATTATCAGTTAAATTAACTGGTGTAGAAAATCCAATGCTGAGCAAATGAATAGGTCTAATATCATTTGTCGCTAGATGATTTGATACTGCTGTTGTTAGTGTTCTCGCCATAATCTTCTATACTCTTCCTTATAATTTTTATATCTCCATTTACTTTAAACTCTGCATTTTTTGTAGGAAAATCATGTTCATTTAATTTTAATTTTTCTACATCAATTTTATCAGCATCAACTATTTCTTCAGCTAGTATATCTGCATTCATAAAATATTTTATCTTATATTGCTTCTTCAACATCTAATTCAAATTCATATAAAAGATTTCCATCTTTATCAGCTCCAACTGCTCCAAACTCTTGAATATCATTTGTTAAATGAACAGTAAAAGGAACATTATTGTAAGTAACAACCTCATCATCTGCTAAAGCATTTATAAGAGGTGGCTCTATCGTAACTGTTGAAGCATTTGAAGAAGATGTAACATCTTCTACAATCATATAAATTTTAGTGTGGGAAGCGAATTTAATTAAGTCTCCCGCCTTAAACCTTCCCGCACCATCAGCGCCGAATCCGTCCATAGCAATCGTATTATCTCCAGCAGTATGAGATCCATTTACAGAAACTACTTGTGTTTCAGAACCTCTTGTACTTTTTACTTCTGGAGGAATAATTGTAAAATTTTCTTTTGATGATCTTTGTTTCATTATAAAAGCCATTAGTTCTCCATATACATCAGATCTTTTTGCAGTAATTATTCTTGCAGTAAAACCGAATCTTTGATTATCAACTTGTCTTGATAATTTTTTGCCATTTATAGATTTTGTTAATATTGTATTTTGTAAAGATTTGATTCCTAAAGTTTCAAAAGCAGAATTATTTATTGGAAATGCACCAGCCATTATATCATCCCTCCTCTACCTTTTTCAGCTAAAGCATTATTTATAATAGAAGTAATTGTTCCTCTATTTTCTACTAGAGCTTCATCAAAACCTCTTGAGTCTATTGTATTTATATTAAAGTTTACATTGACAGCTCTTCCTCCTAAACCTCTTGCAGATTGAGTAATTTGTCCAGTAGAGTTAGGAACAAATAATTCTGGTCCTCTCTCTCCTACAATTGCTGGTCGTCCAGCCATTAGAGCTCCTCCACTTGCAAATGCAGGAACACCTAGTAACATAGAAATAAAAGCTTGTTTATTTTTATCTTTTTGAGCTTTATTTTGTTTTTCTTTTTCAGCTGTTATTTGTTTTTCTATTCCTAATTTTACAAGCAATTCAGCAATAGCAGTTTGTTCAAGTAATATTTGTAATCCTATTTTTGCCACAATCTCAACTAAAGCTGATATAATTTTTATTAAGATCTGTTCTCCTAAAACTTTAAAAGAAGTTCCTAAATCTTTTCCTAATACTATTGTTTCTGCAATTCCTTTTGACATTCCTTGAATACCCATATTAATAACTTGAAATGCTTGATCTGATAATTTTGTTAATTTTTTGAGAGAATCCTCATTTAATTTTTCTAGTTCTTTTCTGAATGGAGATATATTTCTCTCTAAAGCTTTCGCCGCTTCATTAGCTTTTTCTACTTCTTTTTTCATTTCAGAAACTTCAATAGTATTTTTTTCTATTTCTTCTTTTACTCGCTCAAAAACATCTCTTATTCCTTTTACTTCTCCATTAGCGCTTTCCAATGATTTCATAAAACCTAGATCTATTTCTATTCCAAGTTTTTTTAATAATTTACCTATTTGATTAAATATTAGACCTATTGTAAAAACTACAACTCTTCCTTTTGTTCCTAGCATTAAGAATCCAATAATACCCATCTCTCTCACAACTGGAGGTAAAAAATTTATTATATCTATGATTCCAGCAATTCCAGATCCTATTGTTTTAAATACAATCTTTATAGCATTTACAACACTCACTAATCCTACTATTGCTTCTTCAATAAATGTGATTAATCCTTTACTTAAATTTTGTGCAAAATCTCTTAATACTTTTTGATTTTCATCTACGAGTTTATTGATTGTAATTAATCCACCTTTTACGAAATCAAAAAATCCAGCTTCATTTGTTTCTAATTTGAATTGGAAAATTTTATCTCCAATCATTGATAAAGTTCCGTCAAAAGTTGTTCCCAATACTTCCGCCGCTTTTCCAAACTTTCCACCCGGGCCAAAGACTTTTAATAGAGCTTCTGCTGATTGTTCTGCGTTAAGAGATACTCCTGATTTAAAACCAAGCATAGCTCTAACACCTCGTTCTCTAAATATTTCTGCTGAAGCTAAACCTGCTGATAAAGATCTTTGAACTTGTTCCGCCGCTATCCTAAAATCTATTCCAGTTACGGCGGCGATATTACCTACTAATTCTAAATTAGTTCCAAGTTCTTCTGCATCTTTTGAAACAACTGCAAGATTACCTGAAGCTTGAGCAATTTCTTGAAGTGAAAAAGGGACTCTTCCAGCAAACTTAACTAATGTATCAAAAGCTTTACGACCTTCATTTACAGATCCAAATAAGAAAAAGAATCTTAATCTTAATTGTTCTACTTCTCTACCTACATTAATAAATGATCTTACTGCTACTCCAGCTCCAATACCTACGATAGCTGATTGTACTGAAAATATAGATGTTCTTAATCTTGCTAGTCCAGCTCTAACTCCAGCAAGAGCTTGTTTCGTTTTATCTTTTGCTAATATATTTAAAACTAAATTTTGTGCCATAATCTACATTGGTTTTTTTCTATCATATTCATCTTTTTCTAGCATTAAATATCCTAACCACAAGTTATATTCTACTTCGGTCATATCTAATACTTGTGATAAGGTTATTTTTAACCTATCAGCTAGTATTAGCATATTTCTTAATTCAGGTGTAGTGTTTAGTTTTTTTTTGACTCGTAAGCAGTAGGAGATTGAACCATCGCCGCCGCTATCTTAGCAAGAACATCAGAATCTACTTTATTCATAATATCTAGTCTATCAGTAGTATGAAATAATTTATTTCCGTCCTTATCTAAAGCTTTCATAATTACAATATCAGCTAACAATCCAACATCATTTAGATTATCAGATCTACTAAATAATTTTTTCTTTTCTGCTAATGTAATTGGATTCCAATAGATAACAGTAGGTTTACCCTCATCATCCTTCCATTCTTCTATCTCAATATCTTGGACTCCTAAACTCTCAAAATGAGATTTAGCTCTGTCTATTATTGACATAAATTATTATTCAGTTCCAATTGTTAAAGCTCCAGTTCCTTGAAATGTAACACTTCTAGCAACAATTCCATCTAAAGGTTGATTTACTGACATTCCAGTAATAATCCCACTTCCTTCAAATTTTCTGTCTCCAGTAGAACTTCCTTCAGGTAATAGTTTAAATGCTAATGAAGATCCAGCCGTCATTTGTGTTTGAGCCGAATCAGTTTCATCAAAGTGCATTTCTAAAGTTCCTGAAAAAGATGTTCTTCCTGCGATAAAAGATTTTGCTCCATCTTCCATTTTTGTGCTTTCAACTACATCTCCCGTCGTTTCAAGAGTGAACGAAGTTAATTCGCCTACTGCTGTTCCGCCGATTGTAACTTGACCTTCTTTTCCGTGGTGTACTGCCATTTTATTCTCCTATATTTTTCCTTATACTATTTATCTTCTTCATCGTCAAATTCTTCTTCTTCAAGATCTTCATCCCAATCTTCTTCTTCTTCAACGACATTTCCTTCCATCTCATTTAACAGATCTTTTACTTCTTCGCAAAGTAAACTTTCTTTATCATGTAATTGTTCTATTTTATCTATCTTTTTTTTGATTTTATCTATAATTTTTTTATCAGCCATCTTTATCTCCTATTAAGGTGTTCCCGATTCAAATGTGTAAATACACCGAATAGTCATCCTGATCCCACCAATAGGGAATAAAGTCCCTTCATCAGTTTCAACAGATATAATTTCTGTATCAAGTGCATTACCACTTCTAGTAATATCAGATTCTAGTTCAGTTTCAATACTCGTGATTAATTGATTTCTTAAAGTGTCAATATTTGATTCTGCTCCTTTTACAAAACCGCTTATTATAAAATCTATCGTACCCTGCCTTCTTTTAGCCCCATCTCCCATTTCAATATCTTCACGAGTTTCTTCGCTTGTTTGCACAATAACTGCTGGATATTGTTTATCTGATAATTCATCCAAATCAAACGGTTGTCTAGTTACCTTTTTTATTGATGGGCTTGTAATACCACTTATCGTTGAAGCAATATTAGAAGCTATATTTTCTCTAGTACTCATATCTTAAATTTCCTTATTTCTTTTTCCATAAATTTTACAAATTGTTTCTGTATAATCTTTTCTGTTCTTTTACTGAAGCCAAAAAATTCTCTACGCGGAGAATTAAGAAATTGATTAAATAGAGCTCTCTCCCTCATCTCTCCTCTGTTAAAAAATACTATTGCTTTTTTATTAGATTGAACTTTACCAGTTAAACTATTCATCATGTCATTAGAATATTTTAGATCTACCCGGGTTGATTTACCTTCTCTTTGTAATTTACTAATGTATCCTTCAGAATAAGGAGCAAATCTCCTTCTATTTACATCTAATCCTTTATTAGTTAATTCTTTGATTATAGCTTGTAATTGAAAACTAGCTTGAGCTAAACCTTTTCTTGTAATACCGGGAAATTTATTAAAGAATCTATCTAATTTTTTTTGTACTTGTTTTGCATTAGAATTTATAATGACACTAACAGCCATTATCTTATTAATCTATTTGCGCCGTGTAATGGCTCTCGTTCATTCTTGACAATTGTTCCGTCTCCAGTTGAATCATACTCAACTCCATCTTCTAATACTGATTGCCATTCCTTATTATATTCTGACATATAATATTCGCCCATTCTCTCAAATCTATCTTTATCAGCTTCAGGTCTAAATTTTGTTAATGCTGGAGCCATAAATTTTCCAATAAAATAATAAACACCAGATCTCTCAAATTGATCTAAATTGACTTTTGTATTTACCATCTCATTTGTATTAAGAACTGTAATATCAGTAAATACATTCATCTTATAAGTAGGCCACCACTCTATTCTTAATTGTCTTAAAATATCATTTGTTGTTTGTGCAAAGAAATTAGTTGTTTCAGTATCAGTTGAAGCAATACCGAATCCAAAAATATCAGGTTGATATTTAGTAACATCACTTGCAGTTATAACATTTGATCCAGTAAAATTAGCCACAATATTTACCTACGATCCAATTAATAAACTTCTTAATTCTTTTTTTTAGTTTTTTTAACATTTTTTTTCTTCTTTGGTTTCAAGACTTCAACAATCTTTTCTTTTACATTTGATTGTACTTTAAATCCTCTTTGTTCAAACTTTGATTTATTAGACTCATACTGTTCTTTAGTTCTAACAATAGTCTTTTTTCCATTTGTTAATTTTACAGTTTCCATTTTCCTCCTTTGCCCTATGGGCGATTTCTCGCCCATAAGAATATGATTATTAGCTTACTATACTAGAATCACCTTGTATTTCAACACCATAAGTATCGTGTAATTCACCTACACCATAAACTGCTGTCGCTACAATTTCATCTGCTCGTAAACTTGCGTCTCTCTGCGTTTCAACTTTTAAATCTTGCATCATCGCCATTCCTAGCGCATCTCTGTGGAACATAGCTGATTTGTAATCACCTGCGTTTCCAGTATTTGCAATATTAGAAGTTTCAAAGATTCTGATTCCACCTAAAGTTCCAATGAAACCATTTCTTAACGCTTCGTTTGCTAAATCAGATACATTTCCAGAAGTTGCGAATGTATTTGTTATGCCTTTTTTAAGGTCATAAGCAATATCTGGATGAAATACTGCCGCTACATCATTTAAAGGAACATTGTTTCTTCTTAATGTTGCGATAGCTTGAAAAAAGTGTTCAACAGTTACTGCCGCCGCCGTAGATCCAACTGTATTTGAAAAACCATCAAATAGAGCTGTAATATCTAAGTCTTGTTTTTTAGCGATAGCTTCTCCAAACAATCTACCAATATCTCCAGCTACATTTCTTGGAGCTGAATTTCTTGCTAGATCTGTAAGAGTTGTCATAACACCGTTCTCACTTGCAGTTATTGTAACTGAAGTAGGATTTACTTCTGTGTTGGATAGATCAGATGCTTCTGATACTGCACTTGCTGAAACAGTTGCATATATCGGAACTTCAACTGACTTTCCACCACCTTGTATAGCATAGTTTCGTACAAGAGGTCTCATTATAGATTGCTCTGATGCTACGAATAATGCTTCTGCAACGATCTCAGTATATAGTTCCGAGAGCGTTGAGGATGTTGTTTCGTTTGCCATTTTATTTTCCTATTATTGTTTATTGTTTAAGTTTATCTTGATAGGACCAGAATCTCTTTGTTTACGATATTCTGCATATCGTTTCTTATCCTCTGGATTATCAAAATTTAAGTCCCGCAGATTAAATGGTTT